TGCGGCCGGTACTTTTCAACCCATAAAAAATCTTTAGTCATTTGCTTTCCTCATAATGTAATAATAATATTCTAAACCAATTTTAAGCAAATGTAAACTATTCAGATTCGGCAGCCTCTTCTTCATCACGCTGTTCTGCAATTTGAATAAGCTGGATGCACTGGTCTCGTAGTGTACCAATAGTGCTGAGCTCTTCGCCTTTGAATCCACCGCGTTGTGTAATAGCATCAATGACAGCTACTGCTGAACGGCTAACTCGGTTACTTAGATCATAAACCTGTTCGTGATCTGACATAATAATCTCCTATTAATCTTTATAAGTTGAGGACTTTTCGAGGGCTACCCAATACTTTAAGTCCATATCATCTGAAGTACTGGTGAACTGTGATATAAGCTTCGATGATATTTCTACTTTGTAGTCAGATGGAATCATACGAAGGTTACTAATGTTTAAAATGAAATTAAAGTCTTCCGACTTGTATTCTCCATCAACATCAATGGAGTAAGTATTCGATGTACTGTTACTTGTGTCTACAACCGTAAGTGTAACCACGCCGTTTGAACCAGTAATCGATACCTCGCTGTGACCAAGTGCTGAAGCCGCACGTTTCAAGTTGGCCAATGTTGTTTGATCCAAAGTAAAGGTAACTTCAGGATCTGGCATAACAATAGGCTTGCTTGGAGACGTAAGCATTTCTGTATCTGAAAAGAAATACTTAATTTTAGCTCTACCAGATGTATCACCAATAGTGGCAAATTGATCGTCAAGTTTTAGGTTTGCCGCATCAAATAAATTTACAACCGATAAGAATTCTGATAGATCGTAGATGCCAAAGGTACGATCAAATTCTTCCGGTACAGTTGCCTGAGCAAGAATGTTCTTGGCTTCAGACATAGTCATAACAGACTTTCCTGGATTAATCACTAGGTTAGGATTAATCGAAGAAAAGTTCTTCAAAGTTTGCATAGTAAAGCTGGATAGTTCCATTATCAATTTCCTTTTAGTTTACTAAAATTCTTCTCTTTGTGAAACTCGAGTTTGTTTTCGAACTTCCCTTCAAGAATATCACCCTTATGAGAAATAACAAACACGTTAGTGTCGTCATCTAATGTGTGTATTATCTTCATAAGATTGTCAACGCCTTCATAATCTAAAGATGAATCAAATGTTTCATCTAAGATAAGCAGGTTAGTTGCAACTGAGTTCTTCATCTTGGCTATCATACGCCAAGTAAAGAGTAGAGCCAGATCGATACGCTGTTTCTCACCCTCGGAAAACGAGTCGTAAGTAAAAGCATCGCGATGTCTGGATCGAATAGTTTCTGAGAATGCTTCGTCCAAGTGAAAGGACACGAAGAAATCTAGAACTTGTAAGTATTGATTTACGAGTTTATTTATAACTGGTAAATACTGTTTAATTATTTTTGTTTTGATTCCTGTGTCTTTGAGCATTTCAAGTATAACACTATTATAACTCAAAGACTCGTTAAAGTACAATCTTTTTTCAAATAAATCGTCTTTTTTTCCTTTTAATATATCAAGGTCAGATTTAGACTTAGCTACATCACCGTCGTTGCCACGTATCTTTGTTATGGCTGTGGTGATATTTTGTATATGTCCTTGTAAACGTACGATTTCTCGATTGTTAGAAGATATAGATGATGTTTTGTTTCTTATATCTTCTGAAGTACTAGTAAGCTCGTCTAAAGCAGATTCCACAATGGTGGACTGATCACCTACATCATCCAAAGCTTTTTGTATTTCTGCTGCTTTGGTCTTAGCTGTTGAAAGTTTTGAGGATCGTAGGTCCGAATCAATATCTTGAGAGCACGTTGGACATGTATCATTTTCCTCGTAAAACTTTGTTTCTTTGACGAGTGTAGAGATCTTTTGATTAAACTCTGCTTTGTACTGTAACAGTGCTTGTTTCTTATTATGATTCTTTTTAAGGTTTTCGTGTAAGCCGATCGAGCTTTTGTCAATCTCATCTGAAAAAGTAGCATTACTTGTTTGCAATGATTGTATATCGTCATTGACTTCTTTTATCTCAAGTTCTTTACTTTCAATCTGATCGTTACTTAGGCTTTCAACTTCCTTTATGTATTTTGATTGTAAGTCAATCTTTTCTTTTGCAAGTTCTAAATCATATTCGGTAGACTTTATGTCTTCTTTCAGTAAACTATTCTTTTCCTTTAGAATATTATTCATCTTAGAGAATACATTAATGTCCAGAAGATCCTCGATAACATCACGCCTAGCGCCGGCTGCAAGTTGCATGAAGGGAATGAAGGAGGAACTGCCAAGCACAACGATCTGGTGAAAGCTCTTATGATTGAGCTTGATGATGTTTTGCTCGAGGATCTTCTGGTACTCTTTAGAATGAGAGGACTGATTTATCATAGTCCCATCTTTCCAAATCTCGAATATGTTTGGCCTGATACCACGAACGATTTTATAGTTCGAACCAGACACGTTAAATTCAACTTCAACTACACAATTCTTATTATTAATCGAATTAAGAAGTTGAGGCTTACTAATATTTCTATGTGCTTTACCAAATAACGCAAATGCTAGAGCATCAAGCATAGTTGACTTGCCTGCGCCATTATGGCCTACAACGAGTGTAGTCTTTGACTCACTAAAGTTTACAGTGGTAAAAGCATTTCCTGTAGAAAGGAAATTTTTCCACTTTAGGGTTGTAAATGTAATCATGCTATTTCGAGTGTCTGTGCTTCCACATATAGATCATTCATTTCTTTTTTGATACGATCTTTATCCAACTCTGTCTCCACGTTATCAATGTATGTATTAACGAGAGATGTTGTATCTTCGAGAGATACGTTTTCATCTTCTACGTTACTTCCAATAAATTCTGAGAAATTGTCTTGAATCTTAAGTTCATGTATTCCCCTATTCTGTATTCTATCAACAAATCGGTCGAATGTAAATAGGTTATTTTTATTAATTACTACAATTTTTACAAATTTATTATCTAGAGATGTAACGTCATAATCTCCGTAATCAGCCACCACATCGTCATAATAGATCCTATGGAACAGAGTATGAGGGTTATGGATAGGAGTAAGCTCGCGTGTTGTTGTATCCAAGATGTGAAAGTATTTTTTGTCGTGGGCGTCATTCCAGAAAAACTCCATTTGTGATCCAAGGTAGTGGATATTGCCTTTATGTGATTTTGTATGATAGTGTCCTGATAACACCATCTCGAACCTATCGAAGATAGAAGGGTCCATGCCGTGTGTGCTTTCAATACCTTTCATCATTTCAAAACCATCAAGTTCTAAATGAGCGCCAAGGATAGGTGCATCACATTTCTTTATAAAATCTATATATTCTTTTTCATTCTCAGGATTGATCCAAGGAACCATAGCGATCTTGAGTTCATCGTATTCTAAGACTGTAGGATTACTTACGATATGTACCTCGTTCATGTAATGGCCAAGCAACTCTTTTAATGAGTTCAAGTCATTCGTATTCTTATAGTACGTATCATGGTTACCACATATAATATCCATAGTGATACCGTACTCACGTAACTTATGAAGGAACATCTTACGATTACGATTGAGTGCCTTGAAGTTAATGAACTTACGATTATCGTAGTAGTCACCAAGGTGAAGAATATGTTTTATATTATTTTCTAAAAGGTATGGAAAAAATATTTCATTATAAAATTTATCTGCGTTATTTAAAAAAATATCAGAGGAATTGCGAACACCACAATGGGTGTCATTCAATATAGCTATTTTCATTCATCATCCATAAATATTTGTAGGTCAGAATCAACACGCATAACTCGTTTCTTACGTGTTTTTTCTTCTTGTACATATTGACGAAACTCAGTATCACGTTCTTTTACTTTATCAATACGATCTTTGAGTTGATCGACAAATAGCTGTACAGCATTATTAGCAGCTTTATCTTCGATGTTTCCAAACACGTACTGTTCGATACCAGACTGTGATAAGTACTTGAGTTTAATGTCTTGTTGTTTCTTTTCTTTTGCGATACGACGTAGGAATGCGTACCAAGAAATTTGAGTGAAATACGCGAATGCGTTGGGGTTACCCGATCGTGTAGCAGCTTCAATGTTATAGTTCTCAATAGCCTTCAGGCAATTCTCAACCGCGTCCATCACCATCTCTTCACGATAAGTGTAACGTATGAAATTAGATTTATGTGATAAGCCTTCGGCAATTTTAAGAAAGCATTGCGCGATGTAGTTTGGAACAATCGGAAGCTTTGATTCTTTTTCTTTTGCTTCCTTCACTACTGTACAATAATCAACAACTGCTTGTGAAAACTCTTTGTTATTTACGTAGTGAATGCTTTTTCTTTTGGCCATAATATATCCTCATTCAATATTTCTATTCTATACTATATTTCAATAAAAGTAAACTAAAAAAATAAATTATTTTTATTGCATTTTAGGGGTTTACAATCCTGCACAACTGTATATAATTTAAAGGTATCCTTTATGGTGGGCAGGAGTACTAGTGTAATTTATTCTTGTTTGTGCTAGGAAACAGGTTGATTACGTTATCTTCGTCACTATCTTCTCCGTCTAGGATCGCCGTTATTTTTTTCATGTACTTCTTAAATTTTTCATCACTATCAACGGGTGTACGATCATCGTTTTCTACGTTTAACGCGTTGAAGTATTCTTTTACAACTTCCTTTATAGGAGTTGCTTCTACAAGAATATGTTCAGCGTGTAAAGTTTGAAACGTTCCTTCTTCGAGTTGCATAATCATTAAAGGACGAAAAATGTGGTATCTTAATCCGTCCGGTCTATCTACCGTAACTAATTTCAAAGGGTTACGTATGACGAGACCCGGTCCATCATCATCTGCCCAGTCAACGACCTCGCATACAATCTCATCACCTGAAGAAAGCAAGCATTGTTTTACAATTGTTTCGGTCATATGTCCACCTTTATAATTTTATAGTTGAACTGCTCTTTATCATATATTTTTATACGCTCTGCACCGTGAAGTAACGTGTAATTTTTTCGATTATGCCAGTGTAAGTCGTCGGTTATGTCGTAGAGTGTTGTTTCACGTCCGTCATCGGATTGGCGTAGCCCTCGTCCGATAGATTGTAAAACTTTAATTTGAGACTTTGACGGGCTAGCGAACACGATATTATGCAGATTCCGTATATTAATACCAGTACTGAAGGTACCAAGACTTGCAACAATAATTGCGCCATTTTGTTTCTCCACTATTTTACGAATTGCTTCTCTGTCTGAAGTTGCTACTTCACCAGATACAAAGAAAACTTTTCTTCCTTCCTCTGCCTTACTATTTATCAACTCATAGAGAGGCTTTCCATGAGCTTCCACACGATTAAATAGGACAAGAGTATTTCCCTTAGCATCCAGAGCGAGATTCCGAATAAGCCTATTACGAATATTGTTTCCAATAATGAATTCAATTTCATCTTGATATGTTTTGTTGCCAAAGTCTTTCCTCACTTCTTCTGTATAATTTAATAAAAGTACTTTAATATCTAAAGGAGCCAATGTTCCTTCGTCTTGTAACGTTTTGGTCAGGGTAACCTGATGCACAGGTCCAAATAATCCCTCAAGGACGAGTCTATGTGTCTGCGTGCCGTCGAGTGTGCCAGTTGTGCCGAATCTATACTTTGCTTTCGTGGCCTTATTCATTATTGACGACAGGGACTTAGATTTAAATCCGTGGCACTCATCTCCTATAACCATACCAAACTGTTCAAACCATTTCTTTGGGAACTTATATATTGACTGCCAAGTTGAAATAATAACACGTTTAGGAGAGTTTTTATCTTTACCTGAATATATTCTATGACACATATCTTCTACGTTCATGTTATAATCTTTAAAGTCTGTGTACATCTGTTCGACTAGAGACGTAGTTGGAACAATAATTAAAACTTTATCATGTTCATTCTCCATTTCCATCCAGTACTTAATGATAAGATAGATGATGAATGATTTACCAGATCCTGTAGGTGATAATAGAATAGCACGGTTTGAAATTAGAGAACGAATAACTGCGTCGTACTGATAGTCTCTTGGAGCAAACGGTAAGTTTGAAACGCTTAAGAAATTATCAAATACTTTTTGATCAACTACGTTCTTATCAGTAGGAGATCCATAGTCGGATTCCTCTAGCTCGTATGTGTATCCTCTTTCTGCGCAAAACTTACGAAGGTAATGAAACAGTCCAGCGTTTAATTCATTTGTCAGATTATTGTACAAGCGTATCTTACCATCCCATACTTTATTCTTATACGCAGGCATAAACTTATAACCTGGAACATAGAATGAAAAGTACTCGGATAGTTCTTGTGCTTGACCACGTTCGCAGTCTACGTACATCATACTATAATCTTTGAGCTGAACCTTATAGTCTGCCATCAATCACCTTGTTCAAACTGCCTCCAACGAATCATATTGGAAATAGTCTGATGTCTCCATTTTAAGTTATCAATTATATCTGTAAGACTATCTATAACCGTCTTCCAGTATTCTATTTTTTCTTCGGACTGCTGGATCTCAGGATCTGAATCATAATAGTAATCCATCTCGCCTTTGAGGATACGTAGTCCATTGAAAGGATCAGGGTCCCAACCTTTCTCGGCTAGTTGATCTTGATCCATCTTACCGTTGTAGTAAAGCCATTTTTCTTTAAGCAAATTTTTCTGCGTAAATTCTGACTTCTTCTTCATGAGTTTAGCCTCAGCCAGAAGCTGAAGATATTTAGCATGCAATTTGGGAGTATCTCTAGAAGTAGCATCTAGTTTGCTGTTATCAATAATGCAGTCCTCTTGCCACATAGCAAGAATAGTTTTCAAGTCAATCATAATATTCCTATTTCAGTTAAGAAATTTCAAAGTAAGAGAATCTAAAATTAGCAGGATATGTAAGAAAAGATTCAGATGTAGTCGATTCAAATGTTATGTTACCAAGACCAGTTGGTATACAATCTTTGTATTTAATTTTTCGAGTGGTATTATTGTGGCTAGA